CCAGCGTCGTGTAGTGCCGGACCTTGCACGGCTTGCACAGGCGCTGAATGAGCGCAGGCTTGACCTCTGACTCAACCTTCTGCCAACAGAGAGAGCACTTCCACTTGATCACTGTCCCCTCCTGAACATGTCCTGCGTCTTGGCGATCTGGATGAGAAGTCCCCAACAGATGCCACAGACCTTACTCGCTCGCTCTTTTGATGGGATCAACTTGCTGCAGTACACGCAGCGCAACTGCTCTTTCTTCATCGCATTGACCCCAGCGCCAAGAGCAGCACCATTGCTGCGATGAACGACACGACTGCCAGAGAGTCCAGGATGAAGGTCCTCATGACGCCACCTGAACCAGAATCACTGCGGCCACCCAGATGACCATCAAGGTGATCGTCAGTGTGAACCTGCGACGCTGGTGTGCGATGCGCTCATAGCGCTGGTACTGCGACTCGAATGCGATCAGACCATTGAAGTCTGACTTCGGACGATTGCGATTGTCCGGCGTGCTCGGATCGTAGTAGCGCTCCAGCTTGCCCTTCACGACGCGGCTGAACGTTTGCGGCTTCCTCTTCATCAGCGCACCGCCTTGAGCGATACTGCTGAACCCTTAGCGGTCACCGTATAGACGGCTGGGTTCATCTGATAACCGGTGACACGGACCTTTCCGTTGAAGTCAGTGCCAGTGAACTTGAAGCTGCCAAGTGCCGTCACGATGGCGGCCGGATAAGTCTCACGAATAATCCTGGTTGCGATTTCCAGTGCTACTGCGTTCATCTTTTTCTCCTCTATCAGGTCCAGCCGTTTGACTGGTTTCCTCCCTGATACGAGAACCATAGGATAACGGCGAGCAGCCGTCAAGCCCTTTGGGGTGAGTATTTTGTATGCAGGATGGATAGCCCCTGGGTGGGGAGGGACCACCCAGGGGAGCCGCCTAGGACGGCTGTGAAGAGTCCTCTAGGCTCAGGCTGACAAGGAGCCGAAGGCAGACGCCACAGAGCAGGACGTCGCCAGACTCCACCTCCCAGACCCTAGCCAGCATCTGGCAGATGTCGCAGCAGCCGAATGGCAGCCTGACTGCGACAGGCACGAGCTACTTCCTTGTGAGGCCGTAGGACGAGTTATCTCGGTCCAGCGCCTTGACCACGATCCCCAGCCCAGAGGCGAGACCGGCAGAGACGATGGTGCGGAAGTCGCCACCCTGAATGTCGAGCAGTGGGATGCCGAGTCCGAGTGCCACCGAGATGCTCACGGTGAGGAAGGTCTTTACGAAGTCCAGGACGATCTCGTCCACCTGAGTGTTGTCCGCAATGTATTTGATTCCGGCGAAGATGCGGTTCATGCCTTGTTCCTTTCCTGTAGCGGCGGCTGCCGCGTTGAGTACGGCCAGACTGCCAGTGGCGATTGCGCCCCAGTCAGCCTTTCCGAGTTGATTCAGTTGCGCCTGAACAGCGTCAGGTGTCTTGACACCCTTTGGCACGTTGCGTGGCTCTGCGTGGCTCCTAGGTGCCTCTGCGACGATTCTAGGAGCAGGTGGTGGGGTGGTCTCTGGTGCTACCACAGGCGTGGGATTGTCCAGAGGCTTTGGTGCGGCGACCTTGCCGCCTGAGTGCGTGACGATGACCACGCACTTGTAGTCAGCCCCAGCCTTCTTGACCTTGACCTTGGATGAGGCGATGGCGCGTAGCTGCGCCTCAGTGACCGGCACGCCGAACTTCTCAGACTTCTTGCGGTCATCTCGCGTCGGACATGCCCACTGCCAGCCGAGATCCTGCGACCAGCCTGCGCTGGTCATGTGGCCGTAGCCTGCCTTGACGATCTTGGGGTCCTTCTTTGTCCAGTACGACTTCCAGACCTCGTGCCACTTTGAGATCTTGACGGCAGGGTCGTAGCCAACTGCCTGCTGGACCCAGATGATCAGCGCAGCGCCCTTCTTGCCTGCCTCCATTGCATCTGCCCACGACTTCGCTGGTCGAGCGGAGCCTCCGAGGACCTTGACGGTCTTGATCAGTTCTGGAAGCGACGAGCCGTTATCCGACACGCCCTGCTTCTCTTTCTTGCCAGTGGCTTTCGCCTTTGCTGCGACGCCATCTGACGCGCTGAAGTCAGCGGTGTAGCCAGACGCCCACGACACGGCCGCAGCTGCGCTGGAGGGTCCGCAGTCATCTAGGATGCCCTGCTTGATCGCCTCTGTGTCCGAATAGAGTTGCGACTTGACGCGGTACTTCACGCTACCCTCCGATCTCCTTCTTGATGTGCACTGCGATGGCACGCGCCGCAGCCTCAAAGCCCAGTGCTGCACTGACCGGATGACCCTCAGTCACTCCCTCGGCGTAGTAGTTCCCATCGTCCGCGAGCTTCCAGAGTGTGCCGCCGAAGGCGCTGTTGTTCTCATTTGGCACGAGCGCAACCCACTCGCCAGGAGCGGTGTCTACGCGAGTCCAGCCCTGCCCTGAGATGTCCTCAATGTGATCGGATGCGTTCACGGTCACTCCTTCCACCTGAGCGGTCCTGTGACAAGCCAGATCAGCGTCAGCCCTCCGAAGAGCCATGCCATCGTCTCCTGCGTTGCTCCCTCTGGGAGCACCACGACGGCGAACAGGAGACCGAGGACGGTCCACGCGCCACCTACGAGATCCACGATAATTCGGTTGATCACTTGCTCACCTTCCTTGATGCGGTTGCAGCTGCAGCGACAGCGGCGCTCGCCACTTGACTGATGACGATGGCGACTGCTACCGGTGCCGCCTTCTCCTTCTCGGCAGGAGACAAGTCTTTGCCGAGGTTGGCGACGCGACCGATAGTGGCGTCCACTGCACTAGAAACAGCAGCGGCGAGTTCGGCAACAGTCTCGTCAATGATACTTGGTGGAGCCGTTGGCTCTGGCGTTGGCTCCACGCTCGGCTCTACAGACGGCAGAGGGGACTCTGTTGGCTCAGGAGTAGGAACAGGAGTGGGATCAGGAGAAGGGGAGACTGACGGAGTAGGAACTGGCGTCGGCTGAGGCGTGGCCGTCGGCTGTGGTGTGGCAGTCGGTGTTGGTTCAGGTGTTGGCGTTGGTGTTGGTTCAATGCTTGGCTCCTCGCTTGGAGTCGGCTCCGGTGTCGGTGTCGGCTCGATGCTTGGTTCAATAGATGGTGACGGCTCTAGCGTTGGAGATGGCGACGGCTCCACAGACGGCTCTTCGCTTGGGAGTTCGGATGGGATCGGTGGTGGCGACGCTACAGGCGGCGTCGGATCTAGCACGAGTGGCAGATTGGTGAGCAGCTCGTAGGAGCCGCCAACTGGGAACGGCTCCTCTGGATGCATGCAGCCTGTTGAGTTGCATGGTCCGAAGCGCCCTGCGCGTAGCCGATAGAAGCCTGCCTCTAGGGAGATCTGGATCAGCGAGGCGTAGGAGACACCATCGTCATCACTGGAGGCGATGATCGAGCCTGCCGCGTTGTAGAGCCACAAGGCAGAGTCCATGAAGTGACCTTCAGGTGGCGGCGAGCACCAGAGCACGGCTGGATCATCGCAGAGCAGGGTGCGAGCGGTGAAGAACGTAGGCTCGGTGACCACCACGAAGTAGTCCCTCGTCTCAGTGACTGTCCGGCTGATCTCACCATCGGCGGCGCGCACGAGTGGCAGAAAGAGCAGGGTGCTAAAGATGATGCCCAGAAGTGGGAACGCGGCGCGCTTCACTTAGTGAGCAGCGATGCAAGTAGTGGCACCAGCACGCTGAATAGCAGCGCGGCGATGACCACCAGACCTCCCTTGATTCTGTCCACGTCAGATCGCACCTCGTCCAGCTTGCGAGAGTGCGCGTCCATCCGCTCGATCAGATTGTCAATCTGGCGTGGCGTCATTCGTCTACCGGCACGATGTCGGTGACAGGCTTTGAGCAGGTTCCGCACACAACACGGAAGATGCCGTCCGCGTTGACTGCCGCGTTGATTCTGTGGGTGACGTTCTCATTCACGCAGCCTTCTGTCCTGCACGTCGTATCCATTAGCACGGTTCCCAACTCTTGTTCTTCCATACTACCTCCCTGTCGCATACCACCACACGCCTGTGGCAGTGGTGTTCGTTCTGAAGATGTTTACCGTGAATCCAGTCAGGTTTGAGCCACTAAATGTTGGTGCTGAAGCGGTGCAAGTTCTGAGGGCTGCGGCGGCAGAGATCGCCGTCACGAGGATTGACACATCGGTTTGCGTCGCTGTTGCTGCCGATGTCTTCACGCTCAAGCCAGTGACGTTTACGCTACTCACAACGTTTGCCGTCACTGGGTCGACCGTCACAACGCCGCTTGCGATGTTTGCGGCGGTGAACATACTCTCAACGTCCATCCTGCCATCAACCCTCACCTTACCGCTGGCGGTCGCGGCTGGCTTGAGATAGATGCTGCCGAAGCCTGGGTTCGTTCTGACCGTTGCGCTCGTGACGGTACCAGAGCCTGCCGTACCAGCGGCGGTGTAGGTGAAGGTCGTTGCGTTTGTGATGCTGGCGACAATGAAGGTGCCATTCATTGAGGTTCCTGCGGCACCAGTGATCCCAGCCACCACGATTTCGGACCCAGCCTCAAACTCGTTTGCGATTGTCGTGACAATCGTGACCGTGCTGCCTGTTCGAGAGGCGCTGGTTAGGCTGATTGTTTGTCCAACATCTGTTGCGTCAATGAAGATGCTCCCTGTCTGCGCGCTCAAGAAGATTTGCGGCTTTGATCCAACTACACCGTTAGATTCTAGGATGACGGCTCCCTCATAAAGGTACATACGAGCAGGGCCGTACAGGTCCGACTTGCTCTGGTCAGTAAGAAGGTATTGGACCTGCGAGCGGTCAATGCGGATCTCGGCAATGTCAAGAGTTGCGCTTGCTACTGACCCAGTTGCGTTGACCGACAGTTTGATCAAAAGATACGCAGCATCTACTGGCGCAGAACCAGTGCCGTTTGGATTGTTGAAATACTCAGCCCCAAGGTTGCCAGAGTATGAGCCAGAAATGGCCGTATTCATTTCTGCTCCAGTTGCGCTACGCGAGGCAGCGGCACCAGTCGTAGTCACTTGGTCTGCTTTCACATACTGCGCCGACCAAGTGATCCTGTAGTTGGCTGAAGATGTTGCTGCCGCGATTGCGACGCGTGGTTGGTTGCCATAGGTTCTAGCCTCTGAAGTTGGCACTGGCACGTAGCGCGTGAAGTAGACCTCATCTGCGTTGATTGCGCTCGTGAGCGTAAATCGCAAGACCGTTTGTCCAGTCGCAAGTGTGCTGTCTGCAACGGACGCTACGATCCTGCCGCTTGAGTTATCCGTGAAGGAGAAGTACGGCAAAGGGTTTTCGTCGCTGATCGCCGAAGCTGCGTCGACTGGCAGGATCTCAAAGTCGCCATTGGCGACTCCAGCCTGAATCTCTCGCAGCGCAGCAGGGCCGAAGAGTTGTGAGTTCTCCCCTTCGCTGTCCGTGCTGACGAGCGTCGCGCCGTTGTCGGCATTGACATCGCCCTCAAAGCCGCCGAAGCCTTCTAGGTTCGTGCCGTACTTACCCATGTCTTACTCCCCTGCAATGAGTCCGCGAAGACCCTTGACGTATTTTCGCCTGAAGTCTGCCTGCACTTCGTACTCGACTTGGTACGAGCCGCCACCCTGCGCGAAGGTCATGGTGACGGTGGCGATGTACAAGATGGTAGACGAGAGATCAAGAGCCGGTGCAGTCAGTTTGACGTACTGACCAGGCAGCCACGCCTTGATGAGGCTGTAGGTTGCAGCGGCTGTGAGCGCGTAGCCTTGTGTCAGGCCGTACTCCCAGTCTGGTGCGGAGGTCTGTGCGAGATCTGAACCGCAGACCATGAAGGAGACGCTGCGGACTGGCTTGGCACGCGAGACGAAGGTTGACCGAGCAAGACTGCCGATCTTCACGCCTCGGTCGCCCTTCTTGGCGACCTTTGGGGCAGAGAAGACCTCGTTGCCCAGTGGTCCACTGCGGCTCGCCAGAGCTGCGCCGTTCCTGCTGTATGTGCCGGTGTAGGTGCGGAAGTAGGGGTCGTTGGTTGGTGCGGTGGGATAGGTCTGGTTGGAGTCGTAGCGCGCATAGGTCGAGTCAGCCTGCACGAAGATCCCCTTCACGATCTCGCTGTGGTCAAGGTTGACTGAGAGATCGCGTGAGAGGATGCGCGTCACGGATGAGACGCTACCGACCTGCACACTTGCAGGATCGGTGACGATCTCTGCAGGAGCGTTGGCGAAGGATGGCGCGGTGGTCTTTGGTCCGTAGTTCAGCCGCCCATCTCCGTCAATGTAGTAGCGGTACTGCACCTCAGCGGAGCCGCCTGCCTCCTCTGCAACCGCATCCAGTGCGCTCTGCAGGGTGGTCGCCTTGAAGGTCTGCTTTCCGATCGTCTGAGCAGTGCCGGTGTAGATGGCGCGAGTGCTGCCAGTGATGACGCTGGTATCAAGAATCTGCCGCGTGGTGGCGTCATTGACTTGATCATGAACGCGCTTGAGCAGAGCGTTGATGATGTCGCGGTCGGTTGAGGAGTCGTTGCCGATCGTGAAGGAGTCCACGAAGGAGGTGGCGCGGATGCCTGTCTTGCCATTGCGGATGATGGTGCGAGTCAGCCACTCATCGGCATCTGCGACGGTGACGCTCGCACGCGAGCCGAGGCCGTTGGGGAGCATCGTGCCGGTGATGTTGGTGATGAAGCCCAAGAAGAGCGGCGTCGTGGCGCTGTAGCGGCTGTCAAAGAACTGGACGCGAGCATTGTCGTGGACTGCGCCTGACTTCCACCAAGGCCCACCCACAGGCGTCTTGGTCTCAATGACGTCAAAGCTCATGGAGCCTCCGTCTCCGTCGCCTGAGAGCGTGAGGGAGACAGATCCCAACTCGACGTACGGCGTGGTCAGCGCAGACGGAGCAGGGAGGTCAAGAAGGTTAGCGCCGCCATCAACGCCAGCGACGATCAGGCTGAATGGGTTTGCCACTTAGCGCCCTCGCCGAGGTCCTGGTCCGATTCTCCTGATCGAGTCTGCGACCACCGTGTCAACCTTGCCGGTGCCGATAGAGATTGGGATGACGTAGGTGCCGAGACCCTGTGAGGTGTTGAGGTAGGAGGACTGGCCGCCCATGTCCCCACGAGCGTATCCGCCTGTCTGATAGCCACGTGAGGCGCTTGATGCAGAGAGCGCTGCGGCACCACCGAATCCTTGAATGAACTTGATGCCTGCAACGATGCCGTCAATGACGACCTTGATTGCTGTAAGTAGCACTTTGAGAGGAAAGAGTGCGGCCTCAAGAACACTGACGCCACCTGAAGCACTCTCGAACACTGCTGCAAGTTCACCGAACGAATCAACCAGCGGCCGCACAAAGTTGTCCAAGAGGTCGGTGAAGATCGGTCCTAGGTCCTCCATAAGGCTCTCAAAGGCAGGAAGAGCAGTCTCAGTCAGGAAGGTCAGCGCCTCGTTGAGCATCGGTAGCAACTTTGCGCCGAATGACTCGATGGCTTCGTTGAATCGAATCTGCGCCGCCGCGAACTTGCCGCTCGTGCTGTTGGCGACTTCCTCAGCCACGCCAAGATACTTCTCGTCAGCGATTCGCAGAATGTCCTTGAGCTTGGCGCCCTTCTCCACCTGGATGCCGAGTTTTAGCAGGCCTC